ATTCGAGTGGAACTGGTAGCATTACCATCGCTACTCCTAATACGAATACAGATAGAACTCTGAACATCCCAGATGTTGCAGGCAACCTTGTTACAACTGGTGACACTGGAACTGTTACTGCCGGAATGGTTTCTGCCGTAAATCAATCATCTCTACCAGCTGGTAGTTTACTCCAGACAATTCAAACTGGAACTATAGCTAGATATACTACAACCACGAGCGGTGATTGGTTTGATTCAAATACAACTTTATCAATAACCCCATCATCAACAAGTAGCAAAATATTAGTTAATGTTATTTGTCCTGTTGTTGTAGCAGGAACATCCCAAAATTTGAGAGGTGGTATTAGAATATTAAGAGGGTCTACTACAATTTGGAACACTTATAGTTTCAGTGAACTTTTTCAAGTTAGAAATGCAGACAACGAATTTAATGTAGTGAATCCAGCTGTAATACTTGATAGTCCTTCTTCAACATCTTCTGTTACTTACAAAGTTCAAGCATACTTGAGGACAGGTACTACATTAATATTATGGGAATCTGCAATGGGACAAAATATGACTCTTCAAGAAATTAAAGGATAAATAAAGTGATAGATAATTCAAAAGCAATACAATCCTTAAAACCAGGCGCAAAGTGGATAATGCGTGGCGACGATTTAGAGTGGTTGGATGAAGATCAAACAGAACCCACAGCATCACAAATTTCTGACGAAGTTGTTAGATTACAAGCTGCAGAACCTTTAAGACTTCTTCGTATAGAAAGAACAGCCAGACTCGCAGAAACAGATTGGGTTGTCACTATGCACAAAGAACTAGGAACAAACATTCCTTCTGCTATGAAAACATACAGGGCTGCACTTAGAGATATAACAGATAGTGCAACATCACTGGATGATGTGACTTGGCCGGAGAAACCATAATGAGTACAATTCAAACAAACGCAATCGTTGACGCCTCTGGTGGTAATACTACAACAGTAAACGGTGTCACTCCAAATTCTGATTCACTAAAAGGTAGAAATCTTTTTATGAATGGCGATTTCCAAGTATGGCAGAGAGGCACCTCACTTACACATACTTCTGATCAGTATCTTGCTGATAGATGGAAGGTTACGCCTCCAGGCACTGCAAATACTACTTCAGCACAGGTTTTTGATACTACCTTACAACAGAACACTTTAAAAATAACCGTCAACCAAGCGGGATATATTCAGTTTCAACATGGCATAGAAGGATTTAAGTGGGCACACAACAAAGCAATTACTGTTAGTTTCTGGGCAAAAGCAGACACAAACATGCGATGTACTTTTAATAAACGTATTTATCATACTGGTGGTAGCGTTGTTTTGACTACCTCTCCTGTGCAAAATATTACAACAACATTAACCAAATTTACTGTAACTTTCCTCGCTGATGATTTGAGTAGTTACACAGAAGATGGGTCTTCTAGAGTACAGTTCGGGTGGACGGTAAACTCACCATCTAATGAAAATTTAGCATCTGGAAATGATTTTTATATCGGACAAGCTAAGGCTGAAATTGGAGATGTTGCTACTTCTTTCGAATCTAGATCATACGCTGAAGAACTTGCGGCTTGTCAGAGATATTATTATAGATTTAACAGCATCGGAACATCTGATGAAAGAAATATTGGATTTTCTAGAAATACCAGCAATTGTTGGGTGCCCTATCATTTTCCAGTTAAAATGAGAGCAAACCCAGTAGTCGAAACTACTGGAACGGCAACAGATTATGCACTTAATGTAGGGTCAGGAACGTCAACTTGTACAGCTGTTCCTGTAAATAATTCTAGTGGGCAAGATGGTATAATGTCACAGTGGACTTCGACAAACAACTTAACTGCTGGACAAGCAAACGCTGCTAGGTTCACTTCCGCTGATGCATTTATAGCTTTTCAGTGTGATTATTAAGAGGATATAATAATGTCAGATTTAATTTTTGAAACCCCAAAGTATTACATCATAGATGGTGATAATAATAGAAAAGGAATTACAGCTGTAGTGAATGATATTCATACCTCTTTTCTCTGTCGTGAGGGAGATGAGTATTATGATGAAATCATGCGTCAAGTAGAGGTAGGAGACTTAACTATCGCTGATGCTGATTAAGTTATGATATGTCTGATAATTATGAACACTACCTTGGAAATCCACTACTAAAAAAATCTAATGTCCCTGTAAACTGGACAAAGGATAATATTTTAGAGTATCAGAAGTGTATGGAAGACCCCATATACTTCATCAAAAACTACATCAAAATTGTATCTTTAGATCATGGACTCGTTCCCTTTGAACTCTATGATTTCCAAGAAGATATTGTAAATACAATACATGACAACAGATTTACTATCTGTAAGTTGCCTCGACAGTCTGGTAAGTCTACCACACTTGTATCTTATGTATTACACTATATCCTATTCAATCCAAACATGAATGTTGCAATCCTTGCCAACAAAGCTGCGACTGCACGAGATATTCTTGGACGTTTGCAACTTGCATACGAGAACCTACCCAAGTGGTTACAACAAGGAGTTGTGTCTTGGAACAAGGGTTCAGTGGACTTAGAGAACGGCTCTCGTGTTGTTGCCTCATCCACATCATCAGTCTGCGGTTCGTGGTGGTTCGTATAACATGCTGTTCCTAGATGAGTTTGCATTCGTTCCACAGAACGTAGCAGAGGACTTCTTTAGTTCTGTATACCCTACAATATCATCTGGTACGTCTACTAAAGTTGTTATCGTATCAACTCCCAATGGTATGAACATGTTCTACAAGTTGTGGACTGATGCAGAGAACAAAAGAAACTCTTATAATATTATAGATGTTCACTGGAGTCAAATACCTAATAGAGATGACAAGTGGCGTGAAGAGACAATTGCGAACACATCTTTAGAACAGTTTCAACGAGAGTTTGAATGTGAATTCTTAGGTTCTTCGAATACGCTAATACACTCTGCAAAGATTAAAACAATGGCGTTCCATAATCCGCTCACATCAAATGCTGGATTGGATATGCATGAACGTCCAGACCCCAAACACACATATGTTATTATTGCAGACGTTGCTAGAGGTACAAAAAATGACTACTCAGCATTTATTGTGTTTGATGTAACGACAGTACCCTATAAGATTGTTGCAAAGTATCGTAATAACGAGATTAAACCACTACTATACCCTAACATCATTTACGATGTTGCTAACGCTTATAATCAAGCTTACGTCTTAGTTGAGGTAAATGATATCGGCGAACAAGTTGCAACTGCTCTACAGTTTGACTTGGAGTATGAGAACCTTATAATGGCAAGCATGCGAGGTCGAGCGGGACAAGTCGTTGGGGGTGGCTTCAGTGGAGGAAAAGCGCAGTTGGGGGTAAGAACAACAAAGGCCGTCAAAAAGATGGGTTGTTCTAATATTAAACAAATTATTGAATCTGACAAACTTATTGTCAATGATTATGAACTTATTAATGAGTGGTCTACCTTTATACTTAAAGGACAGTCTTACGAAGCAGAAGACGGACACTCAGATGACTTGGCGATGTGTTGTGTTATATTCGGATGGTTAGTACAACAAACATACTTCAAAGAGTTAACAGACGATGATATCCGTGCTAGGATGTACTCAGAACAACAGAATCAACTAGAACAGGACATGGCTCCATTTGGATTCTTGGATGATGGTGTACAGTCTCCATATGGAGAAACCATTATAGATGAATATGGTACACGCTGGAGTCCAGTGGTTCGTAGTTACGATTCTGATTGGTAGAGATTACAGAAACCCTACATAATATCAATAATATCGTTTTCTAGTTTAAGGAAACAGTTTGAACATACAACCTTGGATTCGTTGATTAGACTTTTAACCTCTGTTCTTGATTGTTCATTTAAACCTTTTCTTTTAGTTAGTTTGCGTATATCCTTTTCGTGAGGATAGAACTGGAGACAGGCGGTTTCAGATTCGCCACAGTAATGACAGGACTTTTCGCCAAGATATTCGTTAACCCATATCTTGCGAGCCCTGTAATTCCGTTGTGATACCTTCTTAATGGTGTCTTTGTATTTCTGATAGTGTTCCGACATAGTATTATTTATGTGCCGCAGAACCTATAAAAGACAAAAGTGTAAACTTTGTTTTTTATAAATATAATTGTAAGTTTGAAAATAACTAAATTATTGATAATCCACAAAGGAGAAAAAAGAGATGGCATTTCAAGTATCACCTGGCGTACTCGTAAAAGAGGTTGATCTGACTAATGTTGTTCCTGCTCTTGCAACTTCAATTGGTGGTTTGGCTGGAGTCTTCGAAAGAGGGCCGATGGATCAAATCATACCAGTTGGAAGTGAGAAGGAACTTGTTCAGTTCTTCGGTAAACCAAATTCAAGTAACTTTGAAACATGGTTCACCGCTGCTAACTTTCTAGACTATGGCAACGCACTTCGTGTTATTCGTGTGAATAACGGAGCTCGTAACGCTGTAGCAAACGGTGGTGCAACAATCGGAACTTTCAATGGAGATGGATCAGCTGTAACATTCACAATGTCGAATGCGGTATCTGATGCAGACCTATTAGAAGTAACAATTGCAGGCACTAAAACAACTAACTTTACAGTCGATGGTTCGACTACAATCACATTTGGATCTGCTCCGGCATCTGGTTCAAATAATGTAGTAGTTAAACTAGGACTTAAAATAACAAACGACCAATTCTATGACGATAACTATGCAGACGGTTCTGGTTCAGTAGGTTCTTGGGCTTCTAAGTATCCTGGCGCATGGGGTAACTCAATTGGGGTATCTGTTTGTGCTTCTGCTCAAGCATATCAAGAAGTACTAGGTTCTGGCAACCAAGTTGATGGTGCATTAGCAGTTGGCGACACAACTGTTGCTGTAGATGACGGTACTGCTTTTTCTGTAGGAGATATTATCTTCTTGCAAGAAGAATCAGGTCAACAGTATGAAGTTACTGCAATTGCAACTAACGACCTTACTGTTCGTCAATTAGACAATCCAAATGGTGGTGGTGTACTTACTGCAATTGCAGATAACACAACTATCCGTAGACGTTGGAAGTTCTATGACTTGTTCGACGCTGCTCCAGGCACTTCTGGTTGGGCAGTTACACAAGGACTATCTACTGCTGAAGATGAACTTCACGTTGTAGTATATGACACAACTGGTGAAATCACTGGTTACGACATTGATGTTGCTGGAAACAGAGGTAATGCAATTATCGAAACACACGCATTCTTGTCAAAACACCCAAATGCAAAAACACCACAAGGTGGAACTGCATTCTACCCAACAGTAGTTAATCGTGCTTCTACTCACATCTGGTGGATGGATCACCCTGCTACTGGCGCAACAGATTGGGGTACTAACCTTACATCTGCTGGTACTGACACTGTATTTGATGCACAACATCTTCCACACGTTGACGTTTTGTCAATTGGACAAGATGATCTTTCTGCTTCTGTAGGTGAATTAACACTTTCATATGACCAGTTTGCTGATACTGAAACAGTTGATGTTAACTTAATTATGGCTGGTACATCACCCGCTGGTACAGACGGAACTGCACACGCTGCTGCTATTATCGACCTTGCAGAGACAAGAAAAGATATGGTTGCATTCATCTCCCCTCGTAGGGCAGATGTTGTTGGTGTAACTTCTGGTGCAACTCAGACTACAAACGTCAAGACATTCTTTGACGGACTTGCTAGTTCTTCATATGCAGTATTCGATTCTGGATACAAGTATATGTACGACAAGTACTCAGACGTATATCGCTTCGTTCCTTTGAACGGTGATATGGCTGGTTTATGTGCGAACACTGATAATGTTGCTGATCCTTGGTTCTCGCCAGGCGGTTACAACAGAGGACAGGTTCGTGGTGCAGTTAAACTTGCATATAACCCAACTAAACCACAAAGAGATATTCTTTATCCTGCTCGTGTCAACCCAGTTGTCACATTCCCAGGCCAAGGTACTGTACTCTTTGGTGATAAAACTGCTCTATCTCGCCCAAGTGCATTCGACAGGATTAACGTCCGTAGATTGTTCCTTGTTCTTGAAAAAGCAATTTCTACTGCTGCGAAATATCAATTGTTTGAATTCAATGATGGTTTCACACAAGCTCAGTTTAGAAACATGGTTGAACCATTCTTGAGAGATGTACAAGGACGTAGAGGTATTACGGACTTCTCAGTAGTCTGTGATGAAAGAAACAATACAGGTGAAGTAATTGATAGGAACGAGTTTGTTGCAGATATCTACATCAAACCTGCTCGCTCAATTAACTTTATCACACTAAGTTTTATCGCCGTAAGAACCGGCGTGTCATTTAGTGAGGTAGGAGGCTAATATGAGTATTTCAAACATAAACAGTTTTAAAGCAAATATCGCTGGCGGAGGCGCCAGGGCTAATCAATTCCAAGTCGTAATGACTGCACCAACAATCGCAATCGGGCTCGATGCAAGTCGTGCTAGTTTTTTGATTAAGGCGTCAAGTCTGCCAGGGCAAACAATTACAGAAGTTCCTGTTCCTTTTAGGGGCAGAACACTGTATCTTGCTGGTGACAGAGAATTTGAAACGTGGACAACTACAATCATCAACGAAACCGATTTTGGACTTCGTAACTCAATGGAAAGATGGATGAGTGGCATCAATGACTTGGAAACAAGTACAGGTGTTAGTGATCCAGCTTCTTACTATGCAGAGATGAGAGTTGAACAACTTGATAGAGACAACAATATTTTGAAGTTTTATACACTAAAGAATTGCTGGCCTACAGTTGTTGCACCAATCGAATTGTCTTATGACACGGTAAGTGAAGTTGAAACCTTTGATGTAACGTGGAGATACACTGATTTCTCTGCATCTTCCATATAATCCACCTTTTTAAACCTACTAAATAGTAAGGTAAAATTAGGAGAATTATAGTATGGCGGAACTTTTCGGTTTCAAGATCACAAGATCAGGACAGGACGGAGGCAGTGATGGATTCACTGCCCCCGCTTCTGATGACGGCACTCTTGATGTAATATCAGGCGGTGGACACTATGCGTCTGTCTTAGATCTAGATGGTCGTGATACAAGTGACATTGAATTAATTAAAAGATATCGTGACATTGCACAACAACCAGAGTGTGATAGTGCTATTGAAGATATCACAAATGAAGCAATCGTTTCTGATGAGAGGGATATGTCAGTATCCATCTCTTTAGATCGTTTAAAAGTCTCCCCTAAAATTAAAACAAAAATTCGTGAGGAATTCCATGAAATCCTACACCTACTAGATTTTAATGCAAAGGGACATGAAATTTTCAGACGATGGTACGTTGATGGTAGACTTTACTATCATAAAATTATCGACCCTAAAAATCCTCGTAAGGGAATTAAGGAAGTTCGATATATTGATCCTCGTAAAATTAAGAAGGTACGAGAAACCCAAAAAGAAAAAGATCAGAAGTCGGGCATGGACATTGTTGCAAATATCCAATCCTATTATCTCTTCAATCAATCAGGCTGGGACTCACAAACAGGTGCATCACAAGGCGTAAAGATTACTGATGATTCAATCAGTTATGCTCCTTCTGGACTTGTTGACATGGGTAAAGGTACAGTACTTTCACATTTAAACAAAGCAATTAAACCTGTTAATCAGTTGCGTATGATTGAGGATTCTTTAGTTATCTATCGTATATCTCGTGCGCCTGAAAGACGTATATTTTATATTGACGTTGGTAATCTACCAAAGATGAAAGCAGAATCATATCTAAAAGATGTGATGAATCGTTATCGAAACAAGATGGTTTACGATGCACGAACTGGTGAAATCAGAGATGATAGAAATCATATGTCAATGTTGGAAGACTTCTGGTTGCCTCGTAGAGAAGGCGGTAGAGGTACAGAGATTACAACTTTGCCAGGCGGTTCAAACCTTGGTGAGATTGATGATATCACATACTTCCAAAAGAAACTTTATCGTTCACTGAACGTACCAGTATCTAGACTTGCAGAAGAGTCAGGATTTCAAATTGGACGTTCTGATAACATTACTCGTGATGAACTTAAATTTACTAAGTTTGTCCAAAGACTTCGTAAGAAGTTTACAGTTCTATTTGCAGATATGCTTAAGACACAACTTCTACTTAAAGGTGTTATTGCACTAGAAGAGTGGGATACGTTTAAGGAACATGTGCAGTTCGACTTTCTACAGGACGGACACTTTGCAGAGTTAAAGAATGCAGAGATACTTAGAGAAAGATTAGATATGCTAGGACAAATCGAATCTTATGTAGGAACATACTTCTCACATGAATACGTTAAGAAGAACATTCTTCGTATGACTGATGAAGAAATAGAAGAAATTCAAACTCAAATCAAAGATGAGGGTGGAAGTGAAGAAGATGAGATGGGCGCAGACGATGGTATGTTTGCAAACAACAATCCAGAAGAAGGAGATAAATAATGGACAATGTAAAAGATTTTGTAGATTCTATTGCATCAGGGAATAACCTTGCAGCAGAAACTCATTTTAATAATGCTCTCGCCGCTAAGGTTGGTGATGCATTAGAAACAAAAAGAACAGATGTGGCACAAACATTCGTCACACATCATATACCAGAGGTAGAAGAAGACGGTGAGTAAAACTCTTTCACAGTTCAAACAGAACTTACCAGAGAAAGATGAGCACAAATCATCTAAGGAGTATAAGAAGTTATCTCCGCAGATGAAGAAGGCTATTGACGCTATTTTCAAGGAAATGGATTCTAAACCTACAGATTTCCTAAATACTTTTGACAAAACTATAAATAGTGTTTCTAAGAAGTTCAAAGTACCTACTAAGGCACTTATGGGTTACTTCGAAAACGAAATGCTTACAATTTAGGAAGAATGACATGAAAATAATCGGAGCAGAAGAAGCACTCGCCACTGGCGCAACCAAAGGCAAAACTGCAACTGCACATTATGTATTTAATAATGGTTCAAAACAAGCGGTTACAATTAGAAATGCTGATGATGACGGTGACACTGGTTCAATAAGAATTAATGCTAATGCTGGTGTGGTTATTCATACAGACATTGGTGTTGGATTTCGTGGTGCAACCTCACTTCTTATTACACCAGTAGTAAGTTCGGGGTACTAATATGAAACTAATTTCTGAACAGATCCAAGATGTAGAATATATTACCGAAGCCAAAGAAGATGGCGGTAAAGAGATGAAGATTCGTGGAATCTTTATGCAGGCAGACATGAAAAACCGTAATGGTCGTGTCTACCCAATGAACGTGCTAACTAAAGAAGTTGCACGTTATAACAAAGAATTTGTTGCTGAAGGTCGTGCGTTTGGGGAACTGGGTCATCCAGAAGGCCC